CATATAATGACCAAACTACACAAGTATTAGACAGTCTAGCTTCTACACTAAAAGAATCATTGACTGGTTTGAAGGCAGCACTTGATGGATTAACCGGTCAAGGCGGAGTAGACTCTTTCTCTACTGGAGCTGAAGACATGGATGCTGGCATGGGCGACATGGAAGCCGGTTTAGGTGACATGGAAGCAGGTGCTGATGAAATGGCAGCTGGCGCTGAAGAAATGCCAGCAGATGATGTTTCTGTTGAAGAACCAGAGGAAGCACCATTAACTAGCGTCGGACGAGCAAAGCGTTAATCATGCGTTTATACGAGTTGGCAGGCCCTGATCCATTGGTGGTTCGCCTTATTTCCGTTATCAGTCAATTAAAAGGCGATATGGAAACTGGCGAAGCAAAGACAGATTGGACTGCCGATGAATTGCTAGCACACCTAGCAGACAATGACATATCGTTAGATAAAAACGATCTATATGATATGATTAAGAATCCACCATTGAATAAGTTTATCTCTAATATTCAAGGTGACCAAGTTATATTCAAAGGTCAAGAGTCAGATACTGGCTCACCCGATCAACAACAGGATCAAAAAGTAGTACAACAAATGGCTAAGTCTGCCATGAAGTAACATGATTAGTATTACCGATCAAGCAAGCAAAAAAGTACAACAAACTCTCGCTAAGAGAGGCAAAGGATTAGGAATCAGAATAGGTGTTAAAACCACAGGTTGTTCTGGATTAGCCTATGTATTAGAATACGTTGACAACCCTAATCCAGAAGATATATCTGTAGATTGTAATGGGTGCTCACTGTACGTTGACCCTAAAAGTTGCCCATACGTTAAGGGTATGACTATTGATTACGTTCGCAATGGACTTAATGAAGGGTTTGAATTTAAAAACCCAAATGAACGTGACCGTTGTGGTTGCGGAGAGAGCTTTAGAGTAGTATAATACTCTAATGTACATACCAAACAAATATAATTACGTCCCTATGTCTAGGGTTGAGATAGACGGTAAACGCCGCTATGCTACACCTGATGGCGAAAAACTTCCTAGCGTTACTACAATCTTAGATGCGACTAAACCTGAAGAGGCAAAGAAAGCATTACAAGCATGGCGTAATCGTGTAGGACATGTTAAAGCACAAGCAATCACAACAGAAGCCGCAGGACGTGGCACACGAATGCACAAGTGGTTAGAAGATTACATAAAGACAGGAGTAATAGGTGAGCCCGGAAGCAATCCATATAGCCAGCAAAGCCATAAAATGGCAGACAGTATCATTAGACAAGGTCTTGTCAAATGTACTGAATATTGGGGAACAGAAGTTCCTCTCTATTTTCCTAAAGTATATGCCGGAACAACTGATCTGGTTGGCGTTCACGATGGTAGCTCTGCTATCATGGATCACAAACAAGCTAACAAGCTGAAAAAGAAAGAATGGATTAGTGATTACTTCATTCAATTAGCAGCCTACGCTAACGCACATAATGAAGTACACGGAACTGATATTCGTAAGGGTGTTATTTTCATGTGTACCGCAGATTTTGTCTACCAAGAATTCATTATCGAAGGTGCCGAGTTCGATCATTGGACTAACGAGTGGTTCAAGCGTGTTGAGCAATACTACATGCAGTTCATTTAGGGTAGAAATGTGATAAATAAGTGTAAATCTTTAAAGAATTTACACTTATGGCCATAGTTCAAATATCAAAAATACAGCAACGATCAGGTAACCTGGTAGACCTACCTCAGTTAGATGAGGCAGAACTGGGCTGGGCTATCGATGACCGAAGACTTTTCGTTGGTCGAGGGGGTTCATATGACCCTGAAAATATTGAAGTATTAACTTCATATTCAAATATCAGTTTTAGTCAAGTCGTAGGTAGTGATGGTGGTAACTTCAATATTACATCAGCGACTAACGGACAATTACTAACCTATGTAGCTAGTACAGACACATGGGAAAACTATACCGGTAATTCAGATCAACTAGATGGTGGGAAAATAAATCTAGGTGACGTAGCTAACATACGCATGGATGGTGGTGCTATTGGTTACGTGTTAGAAACTGACGGTACTGGTAACTTAGCATGGACACCTAAAGGTGCTTTATATACTAACATTGTTGGATTGTCTAATGCGAATCCAATCGTGATGACGGTAGACTCAGCGACACCATACACCAACGATGCGTTAGTTACTATCAGCGGCGTTAACGGAGCAAGCAATACTATCGTTAACGGGCAGTCTTTTTATATACAATTAGCTGTAGATTACGCTACTAGTGGAAATGTCACATTGTACACTGATCCAGGTGGCACTAACCCAGTCGATGGTGCTGGATTAACATATACTAACAGTCCAAATGCGATTGCTACTAGTATTATCGCTACCGGAGGTGGAACCGGAGCCGCTAGCGGATCAACAACTAGTGTTCAATATAACAGTTCTGGTATTTTCACCGGTGACGCATACTTTACATGGGACTTCACAAACAAGATTCTATCTGTAGTTGGTATATCAAACGTATCAGGTAATTTAAACGTAGGTGGAAACATAGATGTAACTGGAAGAATTATTTCTGACGTAGTTACAGGAACTGCTCCATTACAAGTCTCTAGTACTACCCGCGTTGCTAATTTAAACGTTGCTACATCCGGGGTTGCCAATACAGTAAATGATTCGGCTCAGCCAAACATTACTAGCGTAGGTACATTAGTATCGTTAGCTGTAACTGGTAATGCCAACGTTGGTAATTTAGGTACTTCAGGACTCATTCTAGCGACCGGAAACATAACAGGTGGAAACATACATGGTACTAAAGTAACAGCAAGTACACTAGTTTCTAACGTTGCTACCGGGACAGCACCGTTCACTGTGTCCAGTACTACTCAAGTTGCTAACTTGAATGCAGCAACTGCAGGTCTAGCGACATACGCAACTACAGCAAACAGTGTAGCAGGTGCTAATGTATCAGGTGCGGTTGCTTATGCGACCACTGCTAACTCGGTAGCAGGTGCTAACGTAAGTGGTACAGTATCAAGCGCAACAACGGCTGGTACGGTAACAACAGCCGCGCAACCTAACATCACCAGCACAGGTACATTAACATCAGTAACTGTAACCGGTAACACAACTACCGGTGGTGTGAAAACTGACAACTATTATTATGCTAATGGAAGTCCTATTAGTTTTGCCGGAACATACAATAATAGCAACGTTGCTTCTTATCTACCTACATATACCGGAACTGTAGGAGCAACAGCGTTAACCACAGGAGCAAACACAACAGCGGGTACTATTACTGGTAACTGGTCATTGAGTACTGGATCTAAATTACAATCTACATATGCTGACTTAGCGGAATATTATGAAGCAGATCAGCTATATGAGCCTGGTACTGTTTTACAGTTTGGTGGCGAGAGAGAAGTAACCATAGCTGAAGATGGTACAACTAAAGTCGCAGGTGTCGTTTCTACTAACCCTGCGTATGCAATGAACGCTAATTGTCAAGGAATAGCAGTAGCAATTGCTCTACAAGGTCGTGTACCAACTAAAGTCAGAGGCACTATACGTAAGGGAGATATGATGGTTTCAGCAGGAAATGGCTTTGCTAGACCATGGAATAATCCGCAATTAGGAACAGTTATCGGCAAAGCATTAGAAAACTTTGACGGCATAGAAGGCATCATTGAGATCGCCATCGGTAGATTATAATTAGGAATTAAAATGTCATCAGCAATTTATACAGCAAACGGCACAAGTCAATTAACAGCAGTAGCAACAACTGATAAAGTACGTATTGCTACAACCACATCAGCAATAGCAATAGCAGTAGGAGATGCTAACGTGACTGCCAACTTAACAGCATGTGAGATTATTCCAGCTAATACAGTAGACAACAGTTTTATTGTTGGGCAAGGAAACTATATAGCATATATCAATGTAGCCGGTACAGCCGGCGCCTTTAGTATTACCGGTTTAGGGGCTAATCATCCTGCTACTGGTACTGAATAATACACCATTTAGATAAATACATCATACACTCTCATGGTGAGAGTTTATGCAGTACCCCACTGCGTAGCGGCTAGAACCCGCTTTTAACAATAAGGAAAAACAAATGGGACGTCCTCTAAAAATAGCGAAAGCTCAAGCAATTCTAACAGTAACTGACACTACTGCTACTACAAACATCGTTACTGTTTCTCAAACATTAGCTGATTATGGTGTTATCGCAGGTATGCCTTTTGTGCCAAGCGTTACAACAGGTACAAACTTAGTTGCCGGTACAACATACTGGATCTTACAAGTAACAGGTGCATCAACATTTACGGTATCTGCTACACAATTAAGTGCCAACCCAACATACACACCAGTAACATTGACTACTGGCACAACAGCATCACAATTGTCTGTTGGTGTTGTTGATAGCGGTTTTAATAATCCAAATGGTTCAAATACAGCTACTAACTCTACTACATATGGTGTAGTTGGTGGTAACACAGGTATCTATGGTTCACAAACTCTAGCACGTGTTGCTATTGGTATAGCCGGTGTAGGAACTATCACAGTGTCTACTGATTCTGCCAACATTACAGGTGTTGGTACAGATTTAGTGAATACTTTCTCAGATGGCACTGCGGTTTCATCTAGTGATGGTACTGTATTAGGTTTTATCACTGATATCGCAAACGCCAATGCTACATTTGCTACATTTGCGGCAAACTCAGCTGCAAACGCTACAGCTAGCGGATTCGTGTATGCTAATGATGAGGCAGGTTACATCGTTCGTCAAAAGGGTAAGACAAAGTATTTGGTAACAGGTGCTACTAGTGGTCTAACTGCTCAGTGCTACACTGCTAACGTTGCTAACACCGCATTGACACCAAACACAATGAACATTCTTGCTACATACGCTGATTCTAGTACTGCTTATGTACAGTCATTGAACGATTATCAATCACAAGTATTCTATGATACAAGTGATGCTAGTGCTAACCCAGATGTTATCGCAACGTTCGGTACTGCGTATGATGCAAATACATACGGTGGTCAGCCTAACCCAATCGTAACAATTAGTAACAGTTAATCATGGCTACTAGTAAAACAGTCAAATTCCAACAGACCGAGACTGAAGTAGCGGTCCTCCAAGTTCAAGTTGAGAACATCGAACAAAAAGTCGGTGAGATCAAACAGGACGTGAAGGACCTTCGTCAAACTATTGAGGATCATGCTGAAGAAAATCAGAAGATGCTCAAAGACATGAAAGACGCTAGTGCTAATGCTCACAAATCAATGTCTGACAAGATTACTTCTCTAGAGAAGTGGCGATGGATGATGATGGGGGCGGGTATAGTACTCGGTTCACTCGGTTACGATACAATTGCGAAATTGTTAACACATTAAAAAAGCCCCGATTAAGGGGCTTTTTTAGTTAGTGATTTAAGTTTTTCTTGGACTACATCAAAGTTCACAGTACTAAACAATCCGGGATGTAATGGTTTAGGATATTGATTATCACCTACCCATGCGTATCCACAATGTTCATCGTTCAATTCAGGGGTGAACTCATCATCTACTTCACAGAAGAATGTATGATATGTGAATGAATTGTTTACGAATTTTTGTATCGGTATTAGTTTTGCGTAAGGCGGAAACATTCCGATTTCTTCTTCACATTCTCTCGCTATACCCTCAAGTAATGTTTCATCACCTTCTATCTTGCCGCCAGGTATCCCCCAGTTTGTAGGATTTTTCGGATCAGTTCGTAGTAGATAAAGATAACGTTGCGTTTTCTTAGCAAAGAAAAAGACGCCTGCTGAGGTATTCATCGAGATATTATAACATGTAACATATCAGATTACAATGCTATAATCTCCCTGACCATACCAGCCTTCCCAACTCTTCATCCATGCTCCTTCATTTGGAACATATCTATATTGCAAATTGGTAGTTAGATTGGTAACGTATTCTACTGTAGTGCTTGTAGCCGCATCAAATGAAACGAACCAAGAACTAGTACCTGAATCATATTCAATTATGTCATTAGCTCCCGCTATTAAATCTCCCCAGGCTTCGGTAGTATTGTTTTCGCTACCTATGTTTTCTACAATAAGATATCTGCGACCGTTAACAGGGGCAGGTAGTCCAGAATTAGGACCGGTGATTAATGGATTGATAACACTATCAACAGGATCTAATGTATTCTGAGGCAAAGTGTCAGGGTCAATATCATATATAAGTAATCTATCGTCAACCGGATCAAGGACAATTGTACCTACAATTTCAGTATCCATGTAAGGATTTTGTAGCCAAATTTGACTGATACCTGGTCTTAATGTCCCATATACGTTCAATAAACTAGACCAATAGAGACTAGTGTTGGGGTTCTCAGGTAGTTCTAAGTTTTCATTAGATGGATAAAATGCTTCATCAGCAGGTAGCAATTGAAGACTGTTGCCTATCAACAACAACTTATATCCATATGGGGTAATTTTCTGTCTAGTCCCCAACAACAAATCATCGTCCTGTATATCTTGTAGTGCGTTGCCTTGATAAATGCTGGCGATAATTTTTTGAATAACACCCATCTTCTTTAACTTTGCTGCAGTGCTCAACCATATAGGAATATAGAACTTCCAAGTCATAACATCGATGGGGTTTCCTGTTCCTTGCGGAATCTGACGACTGCTAAATGTTAATCCATCTTGATATACAACACTCAATGATGTCCAGTCGATAAAGTTGTCAGTGGACTGAATCTCTAATGAAGGGTTGAACAGTGTACCAAGTTGCTCAATTAATTCTAGCTTCTGATTGTAATTAGTAGTCCAAAAATCAACACTCAAACGTAGGGTATAGGGTACAGGCATCAAGCGTTCAACCGTGAATGCTTGTCCCTGTGTTTGTTCATATGATTGTGTCTCTGCGTTATACGCACGTTGTCTAACTTGTAATTTATCAACAAAGGTTGGATCTTGTGTTCTCTTTTGATCGTACTCTAATCCAGTGATATAGTATGTAATTAATGGAGCACTTGGTAAATTACTAGCACTGTTATTAGCGAGAATAGTACTAGCTTGTCTACTGCTATCTCCGTACATTACTGGAACACGAACAAGAATGTCATTGCCGTTAGGGTCTTTACCTTTAGTAACTTGCCAGTTGCTAAAGATTTTCGCAAATTGAATTAAGAATCTGCGTACTTGGTTGTCATAGAAAAATTGTGCCATTTGTTAAGTTACCGGTGGTAGTGGGTCTGGTGCTAATGTTAGTATACTTGACAGACCTTGCTTCTGCGGAACATATGATCCATCTGTTAGTTCTGTCATGTTGCTGTTATTTATAAAGCCTGACTGTTGTGATGTATCTAATTCTGAGAACCCTGTCTGTGTTCTGATGTTAGAGGAAATTCTCACCCACATTTTACCATCCCATCGGAACAGTAGTTGAGGGAAATAATCAATGCGTAAGAAATAGTCACCTACTTGCGGGTTCTGCGGGAAGTTTATACCAGCGCCAGTTGGGAATCCATTAGGAGCAGTACCGTCACCGTCTAGGTATCCAGTACTATATCCGAATGTTCTAGGACTTGATCTAGCAATATATTGAAACGACGGATCAGCATCAGCGCGCCAATCCATTTGCTGACTGACAGTTCCAGTGAAGCCAGGTGCTTCTAAGTTAGCATCAGCTAGCGCATATGTATTATCAGATGTGCCATATGGTCCTGTTATAGCACCCATTGAATACACTGACAATGCTCTATCACCTTGTACTGGACCTGAGCCTGTACTAGTTCTCACTGCGGGTAATTGTACTGATTCTAAGCTAATAGAATCAAACGCATTTAGCAATTGACTTCCTACTGCCAATTGATACAATGTATCTAATGCTTTCTTTGGTATTCGTAATACCGGGCTAGCGTTTTTATACTTTGGATTGCGCATAAACGCAACTGTACCTGTAACTATAGGAGCACCGTTAGCGTTAGTCACTACGTTAATAGGCGGCGCTGGCTGATTATACTTTCCAGATAATTGTGTGTTTGTTTCATACTCACCATATGTAGGTACAATGTATAATTGGCTTCTGTCGTATCCTGATTTAGGTAATATACGGGCCGCTTCTTCTAATGCCGCATCATTAATTTGAATATTCTTGTTATAAGTACCGAGAATATCTTTGAGATTTTCTTCCGGTGCCAATTCCCAATAATCACTATTCGGCGGAGTTATACCAATTGGAACTTCTTGTAATGATATGTAATTTTTATCACCAAACATAATAACATAACCCTCTGGATATGTTTTAGTTGCGTCCCATAATCCTAAATAATTATCTTGATTAATAGGTTCAGATAATATCTGACTGAATTCTTGACTATCAACTAGTGGCTCACACTTAATACGCCATAAATGAGGAAACCATGTTTGACTAAAACCCTCTGACGCATAATTAGCATCAGTAATTTGCATAAATCGTTTTAATCCTACCGGTATAGTATCTCGCAAAGGATTATAATCAACCAAATGAGGTAACTCTATAACGTCCCCCACCATTAATTTACGCCCTATAATCTCGATCATGTCATTATAATGAACAGTGATAAAGATAATATCATTGTTTAAAAATAAGCCAAACTGACTTAAATCAAAATCTAAGTTTTGAACATTATAGTGTCCTCTGAGGCGATATACGTTTGGATCATATGTCCTATCTCTATTTTCTAAAAACAATAAATCTTGTATATTAGTAGGGTCTAGTTTATCATATTGAGGTTGTGTATAATCTACACTTTCACCTTGATTTGTAGGACCTAAGTATTTGTGAATATATAAATCTGTGGCGCCAGCAGTAAGCATTTCCGAAATAGTTCGGTCTAGGAAACGATAATCGTTTGTCTTATTGGGGCGGTAAAGTGATAATCTAGGCATATTTTTGGGACTCTTATGTTATTTATCGCTTTAGTACTACTAAATAAACACTTGACATAAATTGGGTAACATGCTACAATTCATGTTCAAATCGCAACTTTGGAGAAATAATGGCGACTCGTAAACGCAATTCTGAGGATCACAGTCAAGTAAAAGCACTGAATCCCAAGAACCCTGATACAAAATACATGGGTGACGAACCACTTTTCGTAATTCAACCCAACAGTGACCGTAGAACTTCGGCACTGGCAAACTCATTTAGTTGGTACAATTGGTTTTATGGCAAGAAGGACGCCAAAGAACTATTGTGCCAATACCTCGAATTCTCAAATCGTTCGGCAGAGGGCAAAATTCTACGCCGAGTAGCTGACAATGAATTTATTAACACATACGGTTGGTTAGGTCGTATGAAGCTCAGGGGTCTAGTGTTGACCGAGCATGAAGAAGCTAGCCTTGAAAATGAAATCGCCCGACTTACTATAGCATTTCATAAACCCGAAGTAAAAGAAAGTCAAACCTCTGTTGTTAAAACGGAAGTTGAGGCACCTGCTCGTCCTAATATTCAGGACATTTTGCGTGACAAAGCAAAAGAAGCCGCAGGTGAACTCGAAAGTGTATTTGATGATTTTATTTTAAATGGCAAAGCAAGCGCAAAGACAATGGATGTTGTCGCCCGATTCAATGTTATGCCACAACATGTCAGTTTAATTACTGAAATCTGGAAACGCAAGCAAAACGAATTTATCGAATTACAAGGTGGACTTGATAAGCAATTGAACGAAGGTTACAATTACTTGACCAAGATTCAAGTGCGTAATATTCTCAAATATATTGATAGCGTATTGACCGATCTTAACGCATACATTTCTGTTAAGAAAGCCGCTAAAGCTCCACGCAAGAAAAAAGCAGTTCCCGTTGAAAAACTTGTAGCAAAACTCAAGTACATGAAGGCATTTAAAGATGCTACCAATAAACTTGACTTGGTGTCTATTAGTCCTATAAAATTACACGGAGCAAGTGAGGCGTGGGTATACGACACTGCCAAGCGCAAGCTACACCACTATATTGCAGATGAGTATAGTAAGAGTTTCACAGTAAAAGGTAACACTATTCTTGGATTTGATACAAGCAAATCAGAGATCAAGACCCTGCGTAAGCCGGGTGAGCAAATCAAAGAAGTCATGGGTTCAAAGCCTGTGGCACGAAAATTCTTTGCAGATATTAAAGCGGTCGCAACTACACCAAATGGTCGCTTTAATGAAAACATGATTATTCTAAAGGCATTCTAATGACACAAAAAATCGACTTAAACAAATATCAGGACTTTGTCCATGTAGTTACTAGTCTCCCTAGTAACGATGTTGCTGTATTGATTCAGCGCCTACACGACTTATCACAAGAACCCGATCTAAACATCAGTCTGTTGTTGACTGCTGGTATCGGTCTTGCAAGTGAAGGTGGCGAATTCAACGAAATCGTAAAGAAGATGGTCTTCCAAGGTAAACCCTTCAATGAAGAAAATCGCTTTCACATGAAGCGTGAACTCGGTGATATCATTTGGTATTGGATCAATGCTTGTAGGGCACTTGGATATGATCCAAACGAAGTCATTGCTGAGAATGTAACAAAACTTGAAGCACGTTATCCCGGAGGTAAGTTTGATGCACACTATTCGGAAAATCGCAAGGCTGGGGACCTCTAAAATGCATCCTTGGGATGAAAACCTAACGTTGTTCACTCCTGAAGAATTTGACCAACTCCCCGACGGAACTGAGTTATACTCAATCATGAAGGGA